AAGCTCTGCTGCAGGGCACTTACGGCATCAGAAAAGGCCACAGAAAATACCTGCCGCAAGAACCAAGAGAACTAGACGAGGCTTATGACAACAGGCTCATGCGTTCAACGCTTGCGCCGTATTACGTCAGGTTGGAGCGCATGTTGGCGGGTATGTTGACCCGCAAGCCTGTGCGCTTGGAAGATGTAAGCGACGTTGTAACTGAACAGCTGTTTGACGTTGACTTGCAGGGCAACGATCTCAACGTCTGGACTTACGAAACCGCTCGCAAGTGCATCAGATATGGACACGTCGGCGTTTTAGTTGATGCACCGAAAGCTGGTGAAGATGGCCGACCATATTGGACGCAATACACCCCAAGGGACATTCTTGGTTGGCGTTCTGAAGTAGCCAACGGATCACAGCAGCTGACGATGGTCAGGCTGATGGAAAAAATCACCGTCCCTGATGGTCTGTACGGCGAAAAGCAGGTTGAGCAAGTGCGAGTGCTTACGCCTGGCGCGTTTGAGATCCATCAGAAGGATGACAAGGGTGAGTTTCGCTTGGTGGATGAAGGCACAACCAGCCTGAGCGAGATCCCGTTTTCTGTGGCCTATTCAAACCGCGTCGGTGTCCTTGAGTCGCGGCCACCACTGGCTGACATTGCAGAGCTGAACCTGAAGGCGTATCAGGTGCAGTCTGATCTGGACAACCAGCTGCACATCAGCGCGGTTCCGATGTTGGCGATCTACGGCTTTCCGCAGTCGGCAGAAGAGATCAGCGCAGGCCCAGGCGAGGCGATGGCTTTGCCTGAGACGGCGCGTGCTGAGTACATCGAGCCCTCTGGCAATAGCTACAGCGCACAGTTCCAGCGGCTTGATCAGATCGCACAGCAGATCAATGAACTGGGCCTTGCTGCAGTGCTCGGGCAAAAGCTCAGCGCAGAAACAGCAGAAGCCAAGCGGATCGATCGCAGCCAAGGCGACAGCACCATGATGGTGATTGCGCAGCAAATGCAAGATCTGATCGACAACTGTTTGACGTTCCACGCGCAGTACATGCAGCAGTCACAGGTCGGCAGCAGCTTCATCAATCGCGACTTCCTAGCAACGCGCCTAGAGCCGCAGGAGATCCAGGCACTGCTGCAGCTTTACACCGCGGGCACCATCACTCAGGAAACACTGCTCAATCAGCTGTCAGCCGGTGAAGTGCTAGGCGATGAGTTCGACGTTGAGGAGGAAGTCGAGGCCACGCAGGCCGGCGGGTTAATTGAAATGGACAAGCCCGAACCCGAGGTTGAGACTGAGGCCACAATGCCGGAAGAGGACCCAGAGGTTACTGATGAGCTGGATTGACCATCTAAGGAAATCCGAGAAGCAAGAGCCTGACAAACAGTATCTGTACTACGTCAGGCAGCAGCTCAGGCAGCAGGTTTATGCCGTGGTCCGCGTTACTTGGTATGACGAGGACGGCATTTATAGCGTCACCGAAACCCGCGTTAACAAAAGGGACGCGGAAATAATTCAAGAATTCAGCGACATCGTCGGCAATGCCTTGACCATCGGGGCGGATGTCTCTGTGATCTGCGTTGATAAATCCGAGCGGTTGGATCTGCATGATTTATGAGCACACCCTCGGAGCTATATCGCAATGCAATCGACCTCAATCGATTTAGCAACAGCGTTGCCAAGCGGATTGCTGTTACATACAACGATCTTATTTTGGATATTGTCAATCAGCTCCGTGGGCTTGATGAGTTTGATTCGTCTGCGAAAGCTGCACGGCTTCAGGCGATTCTCGCGCAACTGAAAGAGTCGCTTGATGGCTGGGCTGAAACGAGCACGCTCGCGGTTGTCGAAGATCTGCAGGGCTTGGCGCAACTGCAAAGCGAGTTTGTGGCAAATGAGTTGCGACGTGCGTTGCCAATTGAATTGCGCAGTCAAATCCGAAGCGTGCAGATCAGTCCGCAGTTTGCGCAGTCAGTAGCAACGGTGGACCCCACAGCAATCAACGTGGTGTCGCTCAGTGATGACTTGCAGGCTGCTGTCGCGGGTGCGCCGCAGACCTTTCAGTTGACAGCTGCGCAGGGCACGACGATTACGTTGCCGAATGGCAAGGTGCTTCAGAAGTCTTTCCGTGGGCTTGCTGAATCACAGGCCGATCTATTTGCAAAGACTGTGCGCAATGGGCTGCTGACTGGCGAATCAACTGACGAGATTGCACGGCAGTTAAAGGGTCGGCTTCGCTTCGGGCAGCCCGGCAGCTTGCGTCAGATGGCACAAGCCGGAGGGCAGGTGACAGCCGTGGCAAACAACCAAGTCAACGCGATGGTGCGTACAAGCATCAACCAAGTAGCAAATGAGACCAGTCAACAGGTCTACAAAGCAAACCAAGATGTGACCAAGCGTTATCGGTACGTGGCAACTTTGGACAGCAGGACCAGCGCGATCTGTCGTGCGCTTGACGGGCAAGAGTTTGACTACGGCAAAGGGCCAACGCCCCCGCAGCATTTCAACTGCAGGTCCACGACTGTGCCGGTCATTGATTACAAAGGACTGGGGATTGAACCGCCACCGCCTAGCCAGTTGCGGCGGCCTAATGCTGCGTTTGGGCCGTCAAGGTCAACACGCGGAGACAGCGTGCCCGACAATCAAACTTATGGCGAGTGGCTGGACAAACAAAACAAGGCAACAAAGCAAGATGTTTTAGGCAAAAGCAAGGTGCCTTACTTCAACCGTTTGGTGGATAAGTTCGGCCCAACAGATGCAATCCGAAAGTTTGTTAGTGCGGACGGTTCAGAGCTAACCTTGGAGCAACTCAAACGTCGTTATCCTAATGAGTAACCTGCCGAGCAAGTATCAGTTCACCGTTCAAGAATCAAACGAGGCACCATCCTGCCCACCCAGAAAGCCCACGCCGAAGGGCAAGGCTGCTAAAAAGGAAGGGTCTAAGGGGAACGACTGATGCCAATGGGATCGGGAACATACGGCTCAAAGATGGGTCGGCATCCTAAGAAAAAGAAGAAAAAGAAGGGCGGCAAGAAAAAGTAATGGCACGGAAGCGGCGGCGAGTTCCAAAGGACAAGGCCACGGGCCTGCCTAAGAAGTACCTGTCAGGGGCTAAGAATCGCGCCGCCAAAGCCCGTGAAATCAAGCGGACTGCCGAGGCTTACAAGCGCGGTGAGTTCATCGACATCAAAGCCGTTTCAGCATCGAGGGCCAAACAAGGTGGCACCAAAAAGAAAACCACTAAGCGAAAGCGTAAAAAAGGCTCTTAAGAAAAAAGCCGAGGGCACACGCTTCACCTATGGGCAGCTCGCGGCTGTCTACCGGCGAGGGCAGGGCGCTTACCTTGGAGGTGGTTCGCGAAATGTCCCGATGGCAGCTTGGGCCATGGGTAGGGTCAACAGCTTTGTATCAGGCAAGGGTGGCGCACGAACGGCTGACGCTGATCTGCTGAAAAAGCGCAGCAAGAAAAAATGAAGCTGTCGACTCGTCAAAAAAATGCCCTTGCGAGGCATCAAAAAGATCACGGCCACACAAAGGCGCACATGGATTTTATGAAGCGCAAGATGCGTGAGGGCATGAGTTTTTCTCAAGCGCATCGCTTGGCAATGACCAAAAAAGGCAAATGAGGATTCAAAGGGGCGGACATACGTTCGCGGATTTCGACAAGCCAATCCGCACTCCCAATCACCCCAGCAAAAGTCATGCGGTGGTCATCAATGACGGCGGCAGTCCCCGGCTGATTAGGTTCGGCCAGCAAGGGGCAAAAACTAAGCGTCCGCGTAAAGGTGAAAGCGCAGCAGACAAGGCGAAGCGGGCTTCATTTAAGAAACGCCACGCAAAGAACATCGCCAAAGGGAAAACATCTGCCGCATTCTGGGCAGACAAAGTAAAGTGGTCGTGAAAACAACCTTACGGGTTATTCATGTCTGAAGAGCAGAATCAGGAGATTACGTCTCCCGAAGCGCCAAACAACGCGGAACTTGACAAGCTAAAAGCAAGTGTCGCAGCTCTAGAAAAGAAAAACTACGACCTCATCGGCAAACTGCAAAAGAACGAGCTGATAGGTGAAGTCCCTGACGATTACGAGGCTCTGAAAGATTTCAAGCGCAAGGCTGAACAGAGCAAACTTGAATCAGAAGGCAAATACACCGAAGCGCGACAAGCTTTGGAGCAGCAGTTCCGTGAGGCGGCGGAAGAAAAGGACAAGCGCATCGCTGACCTTGAAGCGCAAGTGCGAGAGCTGGAGTTGATCACCCCTGCTAACACTGCCTTAGCTGACGTGGTGCATGATCCCAGCATTGTGTTTAAGGCTCAGCTGCTAAACCCCAATCAGATTGAACGGGAAGCTGACGGAACCGTTGTTGTTGTCAATGGCTACGAACGCAAACCAATCAGCGAGTGGGCTAAAACTTTGCCCAGTTACATGCAGAAGGCACCAAAGCCACAAGGCAGCGGAGCGCCGGCAGGACGCAGCGTTGGGGGAGACATTCCTGCAGGCACAAAAAACCCATTCGCGAAGGACACTTACAACCTCACAGAGCAATCACGACTGTTCAGAACAGATCGGGATATGTATGAAAGGTTGAAAGCTGCAGCGAACCGTTAATATGCAAGACATAGGCGCGGTTACGCCGAGCCATAAGGGTTACGCCCACACCGTAAAAACCATTTTTTGAGGATCTGTCATGGCGACTCTTCGCTCTGACATCATCATCCCTGAGGTATTTACGCCGTACGTCATTGAGCAAACCACTCAGCGTGATGCCTTTTTGGCTAGCGGTGTGGTTCAGCCAATGGCCGAGCTAAATGCCGCCGAGGATGGTGGTGACTACGTTCAAGTGCCTTTCTACAAGGCAAACCTGTCAGGCGATTTTGAGCGTCTGACGGATAGCTCTTCACTGACCCCAGGCAAGATCGAAGCCGACAAGCAAGTTGGCGTCGTTCTGCACCGTGGTCGTGCATTTGAGTCACGCGATCTGGCTGCACTGGCTGCCGGTTCCGACCCAATGGCCGCTATCGGTAACAAGATTGCCGACTACATCGCTAACCAGCGTCAGAAGGATCTTCTGTCCTGCTTGGCCGGTATTTTCGGCGCTGTGGGCGACACCAGCTCTGCTTCATTCGCGGCTTTGGCTGTCGATGGTGCATCAGGCGACACACCAACTCAACTGACTGCCCGTCAGGTTGTTGAAGGTCAGTCTCTGCTAGGCGACCAGGGAGAAAAGCTGGCAGCGATTGTTGTGCATCCGAAGGTCTACTTCGACCTGAAGGAGCGCCGTGCACTTGATTTTGTGTACGACAACAACGGTCAGCCTGATGGCAGTGCAACCCAAGGTTCACTGGCTAACGCCTTTGGCAACGTCGCAATTCCTACCTTCATGGGAATGCGCGTGATCCAGTCGGCTGACGTTCAGACCGCTGGTTCCGGTGCTACCACCGAATACGCCAGCTACATGTTCACCCAAGGTGCCGTTGGCTCCGGTGAACAGCTCGGACTTCAGACCGAGACCGACCGTGACATCCTCGCCAAGAGCGATGCGATGTCCATTGATCTGCACTATGTGTATCACCCGATCGGTTCCTCGTTCTCCACTTCCGTTTCCAACCCCACAAGGGCACAACTGGAAACTGTGGGCAACTGGACCAAGGTGTACGAGACCAACAACATTGGCATCGTGCGGATTACCACGACCAGCGCACTTGATTGATCGAGGTAACTAACCATGGCATCCATTTTTGAGGCAACAGCGGGCTCTTTACTTGGCCCGACCGGCGGCGGCACTGTTACCCAGGCCACCAACAAAGGAACAGCCGTGACTCTCAACACAGAGTCCGGTCAGATCACCATGGCAGGCGCTGAGCTTGCTGGTGCTGCTGAGGTGAGTTTCACGGTTAACAACGACAAGATCGCTGCCACTGACGTGGTGGTGGTCAACCACAGCTCTGCCGGTACTGCTGGCAGCTATCTGGTTCAAGCCAACAGCATCGCTGCTGGTTCGTTCAAGATCACTGTGGCGAACGTCGGTTCGACCGCAAGCGAGGCGATTGTGCTGAGCTTTGTAGCTCTGAAGGGCGCTAGCTCCTGATGGGTTTATTCGCCTTTCGGCGGATGAAGGAACGTGAGGCTGCTGCGCAAGCGGTGGCCTCCACTTCCCCCAAGCCGACTAAAAAGACTTCTACTCCGAAGCCCGATGGCAGTAACAATCGACGCAACAGCGGGCGGGGCAGACGCCAACAGCTACATAACGCTGGCTGAGGCTAATGCCTTTGTTGAGGCAATGATTTCTAGCTCGGATGTTTCCAAGTGGACAACGGGCAATGATGACAGTCGCAATCGTGCGCTAACTGCAGCGGCACAGAGGCTTGACCGTGAACGATTCCTTGGAGCACGGGCAACAGACACGCAAGCCCTGCAATGGCCGCGCACAGGCGTTCGTAAGCCTGATACCTATGTCAACACGTATGCGACTGGCTTCCCTTTTCGCATTTCTGACGATTACTTCACAGACACGGAGATTCCAGATCAGGTCAAGCGTGCCCAGATTGAGATGGCCGTCTACCTAAAAAACAACGTGGACGGCATCGGCCTAGGCGGTCTTGAGGACTTCAAAAACGTCAAAATCGGCAACCTAGACGTCACACCTGACAAGACTGGCGCGATTGGTTCTGACCGTGTGCCGCCAATGTTTGAAAGGTACTTGACGGGCCTTAGAATTAGCGGACCAGGCAACATCGCAATCAAACGGAGCTGACCATGTACGAGGATCTATCAGGCGGCTTCGAGTTCATCTCTGACACTGCTGCGCACACGGGCAGGTTCAGCAAGATCTATTTCAAAGAAGACACTGTAATCAGTGCCATCACTGTCAAGAACGCAACCGGCAACAGCTTGGCCAGCGAGACTTTTGTTGCTGACACTGAAATCTGCGGAATCATTACAAGCATCACGCTGACTAGCGGTGCCTGCCTCGCTTACAACCTCTGATGAGCATTGCCACTTCGCTGGTCAATGTCGCTGATAAGGTCATCAGCAAATTTGGCGGTGATGTGACGATCCGCTTTGTTGCTGCGGGCGCTTACAACACAACTGCCGGAACAGTTGCAGAGACAAACACCGACAGCGAGGTAAAAGGCATCCTTGAGGATGTGGTGAACAAGGAAGTTAACGAGCTGGTTCAGGCCGGTGACAAGCGTCTGACGGTTGCCGCAAAAGACTTGGACTCAGCCCCTGAAACAAAAGACAAGGTGGTTATCAGCACTGTTGTTCACCAGATCATCAATGTCGAGACAA